TATATATTTCTGTCTTTCATATTAACTCCTTGTTGTTTAATTAATAATTATTATACACTTTCTTTACTGACTTAGGAATATTCTTTTCCTTTCTGTAGTAATCCTTTGCCATCTTATGTACTGTCTTGACTGCGTACCTCATTCCTTTTGGATTGTCGTACTGTTCAAGATGTATAACTGGCGTGTCATTTAATATCTTCTTAACTCTGATAGGGTGTTCATAATATATTATATGTGTCCACTTCCTACCCTTGCTTATTTGGAGGGCGACTCGCCATCCCTCTCTTGTTTGATGATTAATTACTTTGTACATTTTTTTCCTCCAGTCTTTTCCTTTCTCTTGTTGTTAAATTTTTGGTGTGTTGCCAGTTACCTTTAAAATTAACTTTATCTTTCAAAGGTAGTGAACAAGCATTTTGTTTTCTATTAAGTTTCTTACTCATTATAGCCCTCTCTTTTTGCATTGCGTAAAGTGTAGCATACTTCTATACATCTGTCAACTAAAGTTCATCAAAAAATTCTTTCCAACATTTTGATGAGCACCAATGTATATCATGGCGTGTCGGTTCTTTACCTTTCAAGTAACCTGTTTCATCACCACAATTAAGGCAAGTAGTTTCAGGCTCGTTGGGGGGTAACACTATCGCAGTGATACCCGCCCTCCTTTCTCTTTCTTCCTCGAAGATTGCGTCAGCTTGAAACTCATTCATATAAAATCCCTCCTTGACATTCCAACATCAGACAAGTAGTCATCTTCTGTTGGGTTATCTTCATGAAGTTGTTTCAACTCCTCCAAATATTCTTGCCTGTTTAGTTCAGCCAGTTCGCTTTGGTCTGCGTCTTGCATTTGCTCCCAGTTGACAGGTTCTTTATTTAATAAATCTTGCTTTAGTTCTTCGATAGATTTTTTCATAAAATTAAAACTCATAATATTCCCTCGCTTTGCATTGTTGAATAAATTTCCATAAATGATTTGATGCCCGATTCATTCTCTGTCATTACATCTAAACTTAGTTGATGCAAATCGGGGTGAGCATCTGACCATGATTCAAAATCTGTTCCACCAAACTCGAACCAAATTTCTTGTGCTTCTATAATTGCGTCTTTCATATTTATCATTGTGACTCCTTAAATTAAAATTATTTTTTTGTGTTACTGGTGTAATTATAACATACCTAAATCATAAAAGTAAATAGTTTTTATATATTTATTTATGTTTCCTCAGAAGAAACTTTTGTTTCCTCAGAGTATCAATTCAACGAACGCCCTCCTACCTATAGCATTGCATGGCTAAAAATAAAAGGGGCTAGAATCAAGGCTAAGATACCTTAGAATTAATCAAATTTTTTTTACTTTTTTTTCAATAAAAGTGTTGACATACTATATACTTCTGGTACAATAGTAACCAGTAACAAAGAAAAATAACTTTAACTACATAAGGAAACAAAATGAAAAACATAAATACTGAAATCAAAATTAAATTCAAAAACGCATCAGCAAGTTTTAGAGGTAGAGATATTTTTGACTTGGCTTTCCATTTTCTTGATGACCAATTTAATGCGGATACAATCTCATCAGATTATGATAGTGATTCTATAATATTATTAGCTGACATGGCAGACCACACGAACGCAACAAAATTTAAAACAGCAATGAATGTTTGTGACCAGTTAGATTTATTGGCAGTTGAAGATGCTGATGAAGAAAGCTAAACGATAATCATTCTCATTAAGTACCCGACCAAAACAGTCGGGTATTTTTTCGCCCTTTTTATTTCTTGTCGATTATCTCTTGCTCTTAGCACGCTTGTTCCTGTTCTTTGGAACATTAAGTGCGTACACCGAGCGTCTAAGCGAGTCCTTAATAAGCCCGAGTGTAGCGAGGGCAAAAATTTTTTGAAGGATTCGCCTAAGAGTCGGCTCAGCTCATGGCTAGAATAACCCTAGAATAACTTGAGTTGTTGTTGGACTCCGTTATTGCCAGTCTTATTGCCAGCCATTCGCTATGTTAAGAGCGTGAATGTCAAGCCTAGTCGGCTTGGTAAATGCAAAGCTAGGTCAAGCCTAGTCGGCTTGGTCTATGCTCTTAATGTTTCACACAGCAGAAACAACCGAGCGAAAAGCAAAGAGCAATCGGCAATGAAAAGCTAGTGCGAAAATTGAGTGACAGACCCTTAATTTTTTTTAAAAAATAATTTATTATTTGCTTGACATGTGGTGTAGAAATGTTATAATATACCTACAAAACAAAACAAATATTTTAACTACAAAAGAGGTAAACAAATGATAACATCAGAACTGCAAAACAAAGTAACACAAAATGTCATAGCACAAATGGAAACCCATGGAACAAATTGGCTCAAGTCATGGGTAGGCGATTCAAGACTGCCAATCAATTGCGAAACAAAAAAACCTTATAGCGGAATAAATTTATTTATTCTACTTGGTGAGGAAATGACTTCGCACGAGTGGGGAACTTATAAAGCATGGTCAAGAGTTGGCAAGCAAATCCGCAAGGGTGAGAAAGCCACAACGATTGTATTTTTTAAATCGCTTGAGCATAAAACAGATGTTGACACGCAAGGCAATCCAGTAAAAATACCCATGATGAAATGCTATTATGTTTTCAACGAGTCGCAGACGCAAGACTACGAAGTCGCTCCAGTTGTAGGAGGTACAGAATTTTCTCATGTGCTTGCAGATACTTGGGTTAAAAATACTGGTGCGAATGTTGAGCACCTCCACGCAAGAGCATTTTATAATCCTAATTCAGACCATATCAACATGCCACCAATGAAAACTTTTTTTGCTACGGATGACGCAAACGCAGAACAAAATTATTATGGCACATTGTTTCACGAGTTAACTCATTGGACTGGTCACGCGTCAAGATGTGACAGAAATCTCAAGGGCAAGTCAGACCGCAAAGCCTACGCGTTTGAGGAGTTGGTCGCTGAATTGGGTGCTTGCTTTCAGTCGGTTCACTTTGGGATTGAGCCAGTCGAAACAAATGCAGACCATGCGAAATACTTAAACTCATGGATGCAAGCATTGAAAGATGATAACAAATTTATCTTTCAAGCGTCAGCCAAAGCGAACAAGGCAATTACTTTTCTAAATGAATTGCAATAACTCTTGACTAGATTGGGGTCTGTCTGCTAAAATCAACGCTTAGCAGATAAGCCCCAAAGCAAGGAATTAGATATTTAGTAATTGATAAGTAATTTTCACGCTGTATTTTATTGGTGATAAATCTTTTAAAAATTGTATATCCCTCTCTCTTTTATTTACGCCTCAAGTGCGTTAAGGTTTCGCCTCGTCGGCTCAGTAGTTAGCAAAACATAAGCCACAGGCTTAGTTTTGTGTTACGAGTAGCTTTGCTACGAGCTATTTATACAAGCATGGGGGGGCCCATGCTTGGCAAGGCTGTACATATATAATACCTCCAATTTACAAAAAACCAAATTTCAACTTTATTTGTGTTATAATACCCACAAGACAACTCTAATCTGAGCCTTATGGCAGAATCTAAGAAAAAACGCGGTAATCCTAATCTTCATAAAGGTATGCAATCACTTAATGGAGAAGGCAGACCTAAAGGTTCTGTAAACAAGTATACTGCTTTGGCACGAGAGTTAATGTCAAACAAATCTCCAGAGATAGTAGAGAAGGTAATTGAGAAAGCTATGGAAGGTGATGTGCATTGTTTGAAGATGTGTTTAGATAGAATTCTCCCTGTCCACAAAGCTGTTGACTCAACACGCACAAAAGCAGATGCTCAAGTCATAATTAATGTTTCCTCTCTGGATAACATACAACAACAGTTAGATGTGACTCCAGAGGGCGAACTCGTTGAACCTGTGGAAAAGTCTGATGATGAAATAATCGTCAATATTGACTCAACTCCAATGGCAGAAAAGTTTGGCTGAATTAGACATTAATTTACACCCTGCACAACTGCAGATATTCAAATCGAATAAAAGGTTTAAGATAGTCGCTGCGGGCAGGCGATTCGGAAAATCCTACCTATCTGCTTGGTTATTATTAATAAACGCTATACAGTCCGAGTCAAAGGATGTATTTTATATAGCACCTACCTTTCAACAAGCTAAAGACATAATGTGGGCTATGCTGAAAGAATTAGGAAAAGATTTAATTATCCAAGCATACGAGAACACTGCTGTTCTTACTTTGATAAATGGTAGGAAAATCTATTTAAAAGGTTCTGACAGACCAGAAACTTTGAGGGGCGTGGGATTATCATATGTAGTGTTAGATGAATATGCGTCTATGAAACCTATTGTGTGGGAACAGATTATACGACCTACACTTGCGGATGTAAAAGGTAGAGCATTATTTATTGGTACACCTGCAGGTAAAAATCACTTCTTTGATTTGTATCAAGAGGCACAAGAGGATGAAGATTGGGATGCGTTTCAGTTTACCTCTGTTGATAATCCGTTTTTGCCCGAAGAGGAAATAGAAGCTGCAAGTAAATCTATGTCGTCTATGTCGTTTCGGCAAGAGTTTGAAGCGTCATTTGAAACTTTTAGTGGTGGTATATTTAAAGAAGAATGGTTTAGAGAAGATGAAGAACCAGACGAAGGTACATATTGTATAGCAGTTGACCCTGCAGGTTACGAAGATAGTGAAAAAGAACGCAATCTAAAACGCTCTCGACTAGACGAAACCTCTATTGCAATAGTAAAAATCGACAGAGATAAGTGGTGGGTCAAAGACATTATACATGGAAGATGGAATATTAAAGAAACTGCAAAAAAAATTCTTGGTGCTGCGGTTAGGGTAGAGTCTAACTCTGTAGGGATAGAAACTGGAGCATTGCGTAATGCTATCTTACCTTACTTGGAAGATGAAATGAGGACAGAAAACAAATGGCTGTCGCTTATAGAGTTGCGTCATGGTGGTAAAAAGAAAATAGATAGAATAACATGGTCGCTACAAGGTAGAATGGAACATGGTCAGATAACATTTAATCCAGATAAAGACTGG